AGTGATGCAGCCAGGGCGCGTCTTGCGATTACCCAAGCATCAGACCAAAAGAGACTAGAAACTTTACGGGCATTAATGGCCCAAGCAGAAGAAACAGGCGACGCGCTAAACCTTGTGGATGAGGTGAGCTTTGCGGGTGGCTTAAACTCCCAAATACAAACGGTCATCGATAGTCTTGGCAAAATCCCCAGCGGCATCACTGATGCTGTTGTTCCAGCGCTCGAAAAAATAAGTGATTTGGAGGCCGGGTTTAACTCATGGAGCCAACTAATCCCTGACCTTAATATTCAGATTCAGGACTTAACAAAGCAAGGGCTGGACGGTATGACTAACGCCCTGACCGCCGGAATCACTGGCGCGGCTAGTTTTGCTGATGCCATGAGATCTATGTCGAAAAGCGTAGTAGATAGCCTAATTAAAATGCTAGTTCAGAAATACATTGTGGACGCGGCATTTGGCTTTATCACTGGAGCCATTGGCGGCGGCGGCGGCAGCACTGGATCGACCGGACTTGTCGGTGGCGGTGTGTCTGGAAATTCATCATTTAATGCTAGGGGGTATGCTGCAATTGGCGGCCCAGTAGAAGCTGGCTCGCCTTACGTTGTTGGTGAGCGCGGCCCCGAAATGTTTGTCCCCAATCAAAAGGGCGCAATCATACCAAACAACAAAATGGGCGGAGGCGGTGGCGTAGTAGTAAACCAAACAATCAATGTTAGCACCGGAGTACAGCAGACAGTAAGGGCAGAAATTGCTACACTTATGCCCCAGATTGCCAACGCCGCAAAAGGTGCAGTTGTAGACGCAAGAATGCGCGGTGGTGGTTATTCCAAAGCCTTAGTAGGAGCATAAGATGCCGTTAGCATTTCCATCTGTAGGAATACAGAATATCAACATGCGACTGCGACGGACTGTAGCTGTATCAGAGTCGCCATTTACATATGCCCAACAAGTGTACGAGCATCAAGGGGCTAGATGGGAAGCAGAGATTACCCTGCCGCCTTTAAACTATGCAGAGGCCAGATCAGTCGAGGCGTTTATTGTCGGCTTAAAGGGGCGCTCTGGGACGTTTACATTCGGCCACCCGCTTCACACAAGCACAGCGACAACTACCACCTCCGGAACAACCTCAACTAGAGCGGAAGAGTTAACCACAGACTCCGGATCTAGTGCGGTTACGGCGGGAACCTATTTCCAGTTGGGCGATTATCTTTATATGGCAACGGAAGATAAAGCATCTGGGGCGGGCACTTTAAAGTTTCAGCCGCCATTGAGAGGTGATATTGCATCAGGCACCGCGTTGGATTTCACTTTACCAAAGAGTTTGTGGCGTATGTCATCAAATGATATTGGATGGTCAACTGATACCGCGTCAATTTACGGGTTTACTATGGCTTGCGTTGAGGCCATATAATGAGCCGAACCCTATCTACTGAAATGCAAGCGGTCGCAACCGCAGAACTTGTTCGGCCTATCTACTTAATAGATATGGAGTTCACATCTGGCAGCGTTTTCTTTTGGTCGGGTGTCGGCAACCTTACTTTTAACAGTAACGATTACATCGGCGCGGGCGACTTGCTTAACATTGGCAGCGTTAGCGAAACCGCAGAGCTTCAAGCCAACGGCGCAACCGTTACCCTGACAGGAATAAAGCAGTCTCTTGTCACTATTGCTAGAGATGAGCCTTATCAGGGCAGGCCATTAAGCATTCGCCTGGGCGCGCTAGATGACAGCGGTGACCTTATTGCTTCGCCTGTCATTATATTTAGCGGTTTTATGGATGTGATGACCATTTCGGATTCTGGAGATTCTTCAACCATATCCATTAGCGTCGAAAATAAGCTGATCGCTTTTGAACGTTCTTCTGTCAGACGTTACACGAACGAAGACCAGAAGATCGATCACCCCTCAGATAAGGGCTTTGAGTTTGTAACAAAGATTCAAGAAAAAGAAATCATTTGGGGTAGGCCAACTTCGTCATCGTCGGGAAGTTATTAACAATGATAACGATACAGCATGAGAACTTAGCGAATGTAAAAGAAGATATAAAACCGCTTCTTGAGGAACATTGGCGACTTGTTGCATTGAATCAGGGCAAGATAAAACTCAACCCTGATTGGAACCAATACGCCAAGCTCGACGCACTTGGGATATTAAACATCTTTACCGCCAGAGACGAAGGCAAGCTAGTCGGGTATTTCGTTTTAATTATTAATAAGAGCCTCCATTATCAAGATCACTATTTTGCGAGCAATGACGTTTTATTTGTTTTGCCGGATAGCAGGGGCGCAACTGGCTATAAATTGATAAAATATGCCGAGAATTATTGCCGCGAGGTTGGCGTGTCTTTGATGACGATCAATACGAAGGTGCACATACCATTTGATAAGTTGATGGTTGGCATGGGATTTGATCTAATCGAGCGCGTTTATTCTAAGTTTTTAGGGAAATAATAGATGGCAATTGCAGCAATAGCGGGATTGGCGGCTGGGGTAGGAGTTGCAGCAACTTCTACCGCCGTGTTTGGCCTTGTGGGCTTGGCAGGCTTTGGTGCCGCATTTGCTATCGGCGCAGGGCTTTCCATTGTATCTCGCGCTCTTATGCCAACCCCATCGTTTGGCGCACAAATGCAGGGCAACTCTGTCACTGTCAGGGAACCCGCTGCATCCAGAAAGTTAGTGTATGGCCGCGCTAGAGTTGGCGGAGCTATAGTCTATCTTGATTCGACCGGCTCAAATAATGAATACCTGCATCTCGTTATCGCGGTAGCAGGTCATGCGATCGATGGATTTGAGGAGGTCTGGTTTAACGATACCAAGATATGGGACGGTAGCTTCCAAAGTAATTGGGGTTCATACGTTCATCTTGGATTCCACGATGGTACGCAAACAACCGCCGATAGCACTTTGGTTGCAGCATCTAGCGGCTGGACTACCGACCATAAACTATTAGACACAGCCTATATTTATGTACGCCTTAATTACAATGCTGATCAATTTGCTCAAGGCTTGCCAAACATTTCGACAGTCGTTAGGGGTAAAAAGGTTTACAACCCAGTCACATCTACCACTGCATGGTCACAGAATCCCGCTCTCTGCGTGTTCGACTATCTAACGGACACAAAGTACGGCCTTGCTGAATCATCTACCAGCGTTAATGCAGCGGCCCTTGTAGCGGCGCAGAATCTGTGCGATGAATCTGTAGATCTATCTCCAAGCGGAACGCAGAGTCGATATGTGCTAGATGGCGTGCTAGATACTTCCAATAGCAGAAAAGACAATATTGAAGCAATGCTTTCTAGTATGGCGGGCAAGCTGATCTACTCAGGCGGCGAATATTTTATTGTTGGTGCTGATTATGTGGCGCCAACGGTTACAGTTGACGAGTCTGTTCTTGTCGGCGGCTTGTCGGTCAAGACCAAACAGAGCCGCAGAAGCCTCTACAATGGCGTTAAAGGCGTTTACTTGGCAGAGGAGGAAAACTATACACTTGCAGATTATCCTTCCATAACAAGCAGCGCATACAGCGCAGAAGATGGCGACCCTGTTTATTTAGATATGCCGTTGCCGTTTACGACTAACAACGTAAGGGCGCAGCGCATTGCTAAGATGGCCCTCCTCCAATCAAGACAGCAGACACAGATTACAATTCCTTGCAATCTTTCCGCTCTAAAGTTTAAGGCGGGTGATAATATCAGTGTCACTAACGCAAAGATGGGGTGGACTGAAAAAGTATTTGAAGTAACCGGGTATCAGCTTGATCTTTCCTCAGATGGCACGATCGTTGTAAATGTTGATGCAATAGAAACCGCGTCTGCCATTTATGACTGGGCAACATCCGATCAGCAGGATTTTATCACTGGCGGCGAAGTCGATTTATACGACGGCTTCACCACTCAGCCTCCCACTAGTTTGGCTGCCGTATCAACGACGACGATTGCATCTGACGGATCATTGTTACCGTCATTGAGATTAACGTGGACGGCCAGCGCTGATGTTTTTGTCACTCAATACGAGGTGCAATATCAACGGGCATCCGCCCTGGTTGATTATGGCAATATTGCAGATGCTTATACCAGCAGCACCGACCAAGGTTTAATTACTAATGCCGCGTCTATAACCCTAGACTACGGCTCGATTGACGATCCAACCGAAACGGACGAACCGAACTACAACTCAACCTTTGTGACGACAAACCAATATGTGCTTGTCGGAGTGGTTCCCTCTGCAAACTACAATGTTAGAGTGAGAGCAATCAACAATCTTGGTGTCAAAAGTAACTTTGTCACATTGTCAGGATTGGCAGAGGGCGACACCGACCCTTGTGGCGTACCTGATAGTTTAAGCGCAGTTGGCGGTCTAAAAGAAATCACACTTTCTTGGGTTGTACCAACAGAACCAGACTATTCTCACGTTGAAGTTTGGGAAAACATCGTTGACAACTCTGCGACTGCGACCAAAATCGCAACTGCAAGCGGGGACAGCTTTGTTCGCACTGGTCTTGGCTATAACGTTCTCAGATACTACTGGGTCAAGTCTGTCGACTATTCTGGTAATGTTTCTGCATTTTCATCCGTTGCCAGTGACAGCACATTGTTTGTTGATACTGATTCCTTCAGCCAAGCGGTCAATGATTTGTTTGCCGAGTCTGGGGCGTATGGGATTGAGCCTGTCAGCTCACTACCAGCCACTGGCGACTTTAATGGGCAGATAAAATACCACACGACAGAGAATAAACTTTACCGCTGGGACTCTGCGACTTCTGCGTGGACTGATGATATATTTTCGATTACTGCTGGTTCAGTAGACGCGGCCTCATTCGCATCAGGCATTGAGCCTATCAGCATTGTTGCCGCTCTACCCAATCCGTCAGGGTACACCGGGCCGCAGTTGGTGTTCTTAACAACCGATTACAAATTGTATCGATACAACGGTTCTGCATTTATTTCCAGTATTGCATCTGGCGATATATCGGGAACGCTTGGCTCGAGTTTATTCCCGAACAATCTTCGGCCAATAGAGGTTGTTTCTAGCTTGCCAACAACAGACAACTTCCAAGGCAGGCAAGTATTCTTAACCACTGACGATAAGTTGTATCGGTACAACGGAACCTCTTTTATAGCGACTGTTTTAGCCAGCGATTTAGATGGGCAAATTACCAGTACTCAGATTAGCGATAATTCTATATCGACCTCAAAGATCCAGGCAGATGCAATTACCTCAAGCACTATATCGACGGGAGCGGTTACTGCTGACTCTATCGCTGCGGGTTCAATAGGTGCTGCGGCTATTGCTGCCGATGCTATTACAGCCAACGCAATTGCGGCCAATGCCGTCACCGCAGGCGCTATTCAAGCGGGCGCAGTTAGCACTGATGCCCTAGCAGCCAATGCTATAACATCAGACAAGATCTTAGCAGGGGCGATACAGACATCCGACCTTGCAGCAAACTCTATCACTGGCGGCCTAATTGCCGCGTCTGGAGTGATTACTAGCGCGGCACAAATTGACGATGCGGTTATTACAGCGGCTAAAATCGGCACGCTGGTGGTTGACGACTTAACTGGCGACGTAAATACAACTGCAATTTTTTCAGGATCGGCTTCAAAAACTTTTGGCCCGACCAGCTCTGGGTATATAGAGTTGATGACTGCCGACTGTCTTGGGAATTCCAGCGGTAAAAGTCACATTGCCAGCATTAATATGGTTTTCGATGCGGCATTTGCAACAGATACGGCTTATGTAAAGCTAGAATATGCAGTCGTTACTGGTGGCTCTGCTGGATCCTATACTGAAATTGAGACTATGCGACATAAAACTGCGGAGGGCGGCAATTCATGGACAACGCTGCCCGTGACTGGAAGTGTGCCGACATCTACTACCTCAGACATCAGATTTAAGGTTTCAATTAAAATGTATGCCGACAACGGCACTAGTAGCACGAGCCAATCAAGAACTGGAGTAGCGCACTGGGCTGGCACAACTATAGGGATTGTATAATGTACATAAGAGTTGAAAACAATTTGCCTTGCGGCTCCCCGCAAACCTTAACTGATATGCGCGATGGATGGGTACCTTTCGTTAAATCTGACGAAGATATGGACATTTTAACCCATGCCGTTTCTTATGTTTACGATGAAGATAAAAACCAAGTAATAGAAACATTTTCTCCTGTAAGCGATATCAGTGGCGAAATTTTAAAATCTGTTAGAGGTACAAGAGATGCTCTTTTAATCTCGTGCGACTGGACGCAATTTGCAGACAGCCCGCTCACCAGCACCAAGAAATCACAATGGGCAACGTACAGGCAAGCATTGCGCGACCTACCACAATCACATTCTAAAGCCGAGTCTTTAGATGATATAATATGGCCCATTCAGCCGGAGTAATCCAATGACCCACCAATTAGTACAGGGCGACCAAGCCCCCCAAGTTCAAGCCCAGTTAACTCGGAGCGATGATGGTTCAGTTATTAACTTTGCTGGCGGCAGTTGTGCCTTGAAGTTTAGAGCCAAAGGAGCTACTACTACCTTGTTCACGTTGGCGGCTGTAGATGTGGGCGATAATTTTCAAGATGGAATAGCAGTATTCTCATTTTCTGGAACTCAGCTAAATGTTGATGAAGGCTATTACGAAGGCGAAATAGAGATCACATACTCTGGGGGAGCAGTAGAAACCGTATTTGAAGTTTTGGATTTCTACGTTAGGACAGACTTCTAATGATCAAAGCAATTGTAGATTTTAAAAAAGCAGTTGCAGAGATAGCATTTAAGAAAGCTGTTGCTAAAATTAAGTTTGGTGACTTCCTGATATTTAGGTTTTTATTTGATGCTTTAGGCTTTTCCGACAGCCAATCTAAGAGCATTGGCAAATCCCTTGGTGATTCATCAAGTGCATCGGACTCAACCGTTACAGGGCTGGGGAAGGTCACTAACGATGGTTCTACAGCCTCTGATACTCAAGCTTTTTCTTTAAGTAAAGCATTAATCGACTTTAGTGCGATGACTGATGCTCAAACAGCCGCATTTAACAAAGGTGCTGCTGATAGTTCTGCCTTTACTGATGCTGAGAAAAGGGACTTTTACAAGTTTATCAATGAAGACGCTGGCGTTACAGATGACTTAGATGGTGAAGCCACAACAGACGATGACCAAGAGATTACGTTTGTTAAAGTGCAATCTAATCTTGCCACTATGGTTGATGCCTTCGCTCATTCCACTGAAAAGGGTTTAAGTGATACAATAGGAACAAACGATTCAGGTTATTTACGCAGTCAAGGCTATTGTGCTTTTGACTATTTTTTGGAAGATTATGTTGGCGCAAGCCAGACTTTTTAGAGGCGCTTTATTATGATTAACGATGATTTAAAACTACGCGGTGATGTTGCGATAGTTCTGAAAGACAAGGACGGCAATGTAAAAGACAGCCGTGAAATCCACAACCTAGTAGTCAGTGCAGGTTTAACTTTCATTTGCTCACGCATGGCAGGAGTTTCTGCTGATGTTATGTCTCACATGGCTCTCGGTTCTGGCACTACTGCCGCTGCCGCTGGTGATACTGATGTGGAGTCGATTCTAGGCTCCAGGGAAGCATTAGACAGTTCTACGGCTTCAAGCAATACCATTACGTACGTTTCGTCTTTCGAGGCTGGTGAAGGCACTGGTGCGGTTACAGAGGCAGGCATCTTTAATGCTGCTACTTCTGGCACTATGCTTTGCCGCGTTATTTTCCCAGTGGTTAATAAACAAGCTGACGACACGATGTCCGTGACCTGGACTATTACTTTAACTGCATCTTAATTAGAAGGGGCTACCTATGTCTACAATAGTAACAAGGGCAGGCAAGGGCTCGCCCCTTACAAATGCAGAGGTTGACAGTAACTTCACAAGCCTGAATAGTGATAAAGCTGAACTATCTGGTGCAGACTTTACAGGCGCCATAACAACTACCTCTACCGTTGCTGGAAGAGATTTATCTGTGGACGGAGCTAAGCTGGATGGCATAGAGGCTTCCGCTGATGTGACTGGTACAGCTAACGTCACGGCTTCGGGTGCTTTGATGGATTCTGAGATTGCTAATCTAGCGCAGGTTAAGGCTTTCGACTCTACTGATTACGCTACAGCAGCACAAGGCACTTTAGCTGATGCGGCACTCCCTAAGACTGGCGGCACTATTGATAGTCTTGTAGCCACCACAGCAGACATTAACGGCGGCACAATAGACGACACAATTATAG